GCGACCGATGAAGTTATCACCGTCTCGCTTCAATTCTGTAATAATGTGTGATACTCGGTCAAGGTTGATTGCAGGCCCATTGGGATGTCCCAACTCACCGTATGCACGACCTTTATTCACCGTTTCTTTGATGTAACGATTGACTTCACGTTCAAGAATGTCTGCGTTATAACGCCGACCATTACGGTTTGGGATATTGCCTTGAAGAAAAATACCTTCAATAAACATATCCTTTTTGCCGTCATCTTTTGCTTCTTCGATGACCTGAATGCTTTCGTTAATTTCTGTGATTAACTTCATATGACTTTCCTTATGAAATTGTGTATGCAACCGAAGTTGCCTTTACGTTTGCAGATGATTCCAAAGTTTCATCTCCAAATTTTTCAATAAACTGAATTGATCCATTCGCAAGCGTGCAAGAACCAAGAACAGTGTTTGCTGAGTCACGTCTTGTTACCAATGCATCTGAACCTGAGTCATTATAAATGCGAACAACACGCGCATCACTAATAGTGTCGGCGGTTGATGACAATACTGCTTCTTCTGAAAGTGCTTTGATAATCACGATAGTCCGTCCTTAATTAAAATTCCTTCAGCAAATACACCACCAAAGTGTGTTGTTCCTATCGATGAAAGTTGCAACTGAATATCAGTTTTTTCACCATATTCAAACGGAATTGTTCTTTGAATATTCATTTCTTGTAAAAATCTTGTTTGACCAGCACGAATGACAGTTCCATTTGATAATGTAATAAAGTTTCTAAATGTTGTTTCTTTTGGTGAAGTGCCGTCACTTGTAAAGGCATTAATTCTTGATAGATATAAACTGTGTCCAGCAGGTACAGTGTAAATTGAAGCTTGATTTCTACCATCACCAGCACGAATTCTAGCATACGTGATATCGCTATTACTGGTGTCAGTGATATTTACGTTGCCCTCAGCATTACCACTCACAGTAATCACATCGTTAATACGAAAGAATTCTGCATTTGAAGTGGTTGGTGTAGTGCCTGACAAATCAACAACTTCTTCCAATGGTTCATAGTTTGAATCCAAACCTGAAATTAAAATTGAAACATCAGTATCATTACTTGACAAACTGACAACATCAACCGTTGTATTTTGTGTTGGATATACATATTCTTCAGCAAGTTCCCATCCAGGGACAAACTGATTTTTTGGAACCGCAGCATTATATCCAAAAATATTTCGAACAGAAGTACCTCTCACCAGACCTCTGGCGATATTTAAATTAGTATCTTCTGTTGGGTAATAAAATGACATCTGTTAATCCTTAAAACAGTTTAAGACCTTTATCAACAAGATGATTATGAATATCTACATCATCTTTTTTAGAGAGCTTTTGATCAGTAGTAATCGTCACAGCGTAAATGCCAGTATTTTTTTGCGCTTCTTTTACTTCTAACTCGTAGTCACCTAACTTGTTCTTAAATTTTTGATCTAAGGCTTTAGCAGTTTTGGTTTCTAAACTCTTTGCACCTCTAACTGGCGCAGCACTTTTAACTTTTTCAATATCAACTTGATAAGAAATTGTTGAGCCTTTTGCTCCTCGTTTGAAACCGTATTTTTCTTCTAGCGATTTTTGATAAAGATCGTTGTTCTGACTCACAACGTCTTTGATCGCAGAGTGAAGCGATGCGTATTTGTCTTTTTTAGTAAAATCGTCCATTATTCTTTCCCCATTTCATCTTTTTTGAGTTTTGGATTTTTTTTGATCACACTATCATCATCGTCATCATCGTCATCATCGTCATCATCGTCATCATCATCGTCGTCATCGTCGTCATCGTCGTCTTCATCATCTTTTTCTTCAAAGACCATATCGACTAATTCTGAATAACCGTCTGCTGATGACATCATTTCTTCAAGCATCTCTTTCTCTTCTGCGGATGCTTCTTCTTCATAATAGTCACGAATCATATCGTCAATGACATCCAAAAGATCTTCATTTTCTTCATACATATCTTCTTCCTCTTCAGGAGTCAGACCTTGACGATGTTTTTTGCGATCGTGTTTTTTCATTTTGTCTGCTGCTTTCTTTGCAACTTCACCACCAGGCGCATCAGTCACTTGAACGTTATCGGTATGTTTGTCCATAAAGTTCTGTTCATCGCCAGAACGTGCTTTGTACTTTTCTAAGATGTTATTGAGATCACTCATTTTTTATCTCCTGACTTATTTAATTCTTCGAGGCTCTTCGAGGTGAGCGACTACCCATCCGTGTGTATTATCACCGCCAAGTTGCTTTGCAGCTTTTTTCATGGCCTCAGAATCTTTACGTGCACGAATTTCTACTGAATGACCTTTTTTAAAGTTACCGAAAGGCTTTTTCAGCGTAACTTTAAATGTAGGCTGTTGTGCTTCATCCACAGAATTGAACATTGATGAACGAATTTCATCTTGTTTTTGTGAAAGTAAATCTTGAACCTTATCTTCAACAGCAGACGCAAATGAGTTATACGCAGCAACCGGCTTTTCATCTGCAGAAGCAGAAATAAAGTCTGTAATTTTATCTTTGATTGACATAGTGTTACTCCAAAGTTTGTTCTATTGTTATTTATTCATCTTGATCGTTCTCTTGTTCACGATCATCTTCTTTTTCAGGTTCCGGTCGAGGTTGAGGTTGTTCTCTCTCCGGTGGTTCTCCACCACTCATCGGACCCGCTGTTGAAAGTCCAAACTGTTCTTGTTCTTCAGGATCCAAATAACGTGGATCTTTTTTCTCTGAAGCAATTTCTTTATCCAGTTCTTTCACATCTGTTTCAGTCTGTTGCAATACAAATCGGCGAACATATTCGTGTGAATAATACTTACCAATATATTCATCCATATCACGCAACAAACCAAGACGATCACGCAACATTTCCATTTGTTTCATTTCAGAAAAATAGTTATCAACAGCAAAGGTAAAATCAATTTGATATTGCCATTGTTTCCAATCTTCTGAAGTACAAACGCCTTTCAAAATCAATTGACGTTCCAACAACTTCAAAAACAATGATGAAAACTTATTACGCAGTCGCATAATGAATTTAGAGAACTTCACCTCATCACGAGTAATTTCTGTTGCACGACCCAACGAAAACGTTTGTTCAGGTTGCAATCTCGTTGATGGAACATTCAGAGATCGATATAACAGATTCTGAAAATAAACAACATCATCCATTTCACCAAGGTTTTGACCGCCTGGTAAGGTTGTGATTTCAGTTCCTCGACCACCTTCTCGTCTCGGCAACCAAAAATCTTCAAGCATTGTCATAAACTTACGATCATCACGAATCTCACCAGTCTCAGAATCATATACAACTTTATTCTTGAACTTCGCCATAATGTCACGAAGATACTGTTCTGCCTTCGCTTTTGGCAATCCACCAACATCAACATAAAAGATTCGTCTCTCCGGCGCCCGTGAAATACGATAAATCACCATCGAATCTTCCATTGACCGCAACTGGTTCATTGGTCGAATTGCTTTGTGTAGATATGAAAGAATCAAATTGTTATCTGATCCTTGATAACCACTCGTACAATAAACAATAGAATCTTTTGCAATCTTCAAACCCTGTTGACCAGCAGCACTCGTTGATGCACCAGCAATACTATAGTTTGAATATGAACCAGAGTTTTTCAGAAAACCTGTTTTATTATAAACATAGTATTCTGATTTCACTCGTTCTACATTGACACCTTCTTTTGTTTTTTCTCTTTTGACCTCACGAACCTTTTTGATGTTTCGTGGATCAACATATCTCAGTTCTTTAATTCCTTCTTTCGGTTTATCTTCATTAATCATTACGTGATAGTACAAACGACCATCAATATACCAACGACGAAAGATTTCATAACTGAGATCAGTGAATTCTAAGAGATTGAGAATGTTTTGAAATTCTTCTTCAATCTTTGTTTTGATACTTTTGGGCGCTTCTAAATCATCGAGAACCAACGCAACTGTTTCTTCTTGTGCGTTTTCAACGATTGCTTCGTTGACGATATCTTGAATTGCTAAGTCAACAATTGGATCAAGTGCAAGCGCCCGATATTTCGTAACGAGTTCTGCCTCTGTTCGCAAAGTACCATCAAGGTCGATGTATGTACCAGTGACACCGCCCTCTGATACAACAAGAGAACCGTCATCATTTGATGGCGGTGCAAAGGAAACTCTTTGTTTTGCTTCCTTTTCTTCTGTCTCTTTGCGTTTTATTTCAAATCCAAAAATATCCACTCTTATTTCTCCATTCTAAATATTTCAAAAGACGGGGGCCCGAAGACCCCCGCATACATAACTTTATTTATTAGGAACCTTCATTCATAAAATCAAAGGACCATGTTACATCATAGGTCCCGATTTCCGCCGATTCCCAATCAAGCTCGACCGTACCGACCTCTTGTGGCCAAAGTCCAACAAGGTTGTAACGGCGAAGGACGTTACCATTTTTACCATAAAGAAGAACTTGTGCATCTTCCTTATACTCCTCGTTAACTTCATCACGGATATTAGTATCACCTTGGTTGATTGCCATACTCCAACGTTCAAGCTGATCACGAACTGAAAAGTCTTCTTCAAGCATGACTGTTGTTGTCCATTCTGCATAAGTACGATTACCTGCAATTTTGACA